GAAGAGGCGCCAACGACCCTCGGAATCTCCCTACCCACCCCGGATTTCCGTGAGGTTCAAGGATTCGATCGCCTGGTGTGAGCGAGTCGCGGACAGCGGCGAGGTGTCGGCTGTCACTGCGGCCAGCCTGGTCGCGTTCGCCAATCGGGCGCGCGCCGGGGGCTACAGGGAAGATATCGCTGATGCGTTCGCGGCGCAACTGCCCGAGTCGATCGAGTGTTACCCATACTGGTGGCCCGTGGTCGCTGACACTATCTGCCGACCCGACCCCTGCCGGATCGTGAGTTTCAGCGTCCCCCGCGGCCACGGGAAGACCACGCTGGCGGCCCTGCTGGCTGGATGGGTCATGCGTGAGCCCGAGCAGACGCGGTTGGTCCTGAGCGCGGCTACGGGGCTTCAGCAGGCCCGAATGGCATCCGATGTTTTGGCAGGCTTCCACCACCCCGCGGATGGCAAGCACACCCGGTGGAAGCAGGTGAACAACAACAACCAGCCGGGCATCAACCACGGTCAGTCCAAACTGGTCATCATCGCCACCCACCCGAAACGGGCGGACGGCTGGACCCCGGATCTTGTCCTGGCGGATGAGGCGGCGCGTTTGCCCGGAACGTTCCTGTCGCGCCTGATCACGGCCAGCGCGAAGCTGCCGCACGGGCAGATGCTGATGACCACGACCGCGGACGGCGATACCAGCCTGCCCTGGGCGCACTGGCGGCGGACGGCTGAGGAATCACTGGTGGGTGCCGGGCTGCGCGAGGACTGGGCGGTGCATCACTGGGCGGCGGACCCCGGATGTGACATCCGTGATAAAGCGCAGTGGCGGAAGGCGAATCCGCAGTTGTGGATCGATGGCAACATCACGGAAAGCACCCTTGTGGGGCTAGTCGCCACGCTCGGTGATCAGGCTAGCCAGATCGAGGATTTCAGGACTCAGTACCTGAATCTTCCTGGCGGTGGCCTGATGCAAGTGGGTTTGGACAAGGCGATTCTGGACCGCCAGCGGTTCGACTGGTCCCTGGAGGACATGCGCGGGCGGCGCGCCTGGGCGTTCGTGGACCTGTCCCTAGGGGTGGTGCATTCCGGCATTGCTGACCTTACGAGCATCGCGGTGGTTGTTGATGCCGGGGAATTCGGCCTGCTGCGTACCTGGTCATTCTGTGCGGGCAATCTGGACCAGATGCGCGCCGAGCGGCCCTGGCTGTATGACTGGGTTCAGAGCGGGCTGGTGGAGCATTCCGGCGGCGATGTCATCGATTTTCAGGCGGTGGAAGCCCGACTAAGAGTACTGAAGGAAACGCTACAGCTTGAAACTGTTGGGATTGATGAGGTTGGATGGACCCACCATTGGGTTCGTTCCGTCCTGATTGAACGTCTGGGGCTGACGGTTGAAGCCCGTTCGCAGGCCCAGCGCGAGGCTGCGCCCGCCTGGGCGACGTTCAAAGTGCTGCTGAACGGGCGGAATTTGCGCTACCACGATGACCCGGTGCTAATTCACCAGCTGCAAAATGCCGTGCTGTGGACCGACAACAACGGCGGCCAGCGGCCAGTGAAGGGGAAATCGACTCAAAACATCGATGCAGTAGTGGCGGCGTTGAACGCGGCGCGCCTGTATGAACTGCGTGGCCGGGCGCAGCAGTGGACGGCCCCGAGCGGCATCATCACGATCTAACAGCGTCCGGCACCTAGCGGACGGGCGAAGAATTTCCGCAAAGTGCCAAAATTTGGCGCAGTTACCTATTGACAGAATAGGACCACACTCAGAATTAGGCAGGCGATGGGACTCCTATCCTCGCTGCGCCGATACTTCATCGGTGGGTTTGATGCCTCGATGCTGGTGGATTCGTCCGCCAGCTCGATCGAATCCATTCCGGGTGTTCAGCGCGCCATCGAGGGCGTGGGCAGCATGCTGGCTAGCGTCAGCCTGTGCGCCTATGACAGTGCCGATACTGAGGTGAAGCCCGCCGCGCTCAGCCTGTTCACTGGTCGCGCTACTGAAATGATCAACGGCTGGGATTTGCGCCGCTGGATGATCACTGAGGCGTTTACCCAGGGGAACGCATACGTCTATCTGGCCCGTACTTACAGCGGCGAGGTGGCTGAACTGCTGCCGATCGACCGTGGCCGGGTGACCATCGACTGGTCTGCCGACCCGTATCGCTACCTGTTGGACGGCCAACCGATCGCCAGCAGCGATCTGCTGCACGTCAAGTCTGGCTATTCGCGGTGGGCGATGATCGGTGAAAGCCCACTGGACAAGTGCGCGATGCAGCTGGAACTGGTCGCAAACCTCGATGCGTGGGCATCGGTGATGGCGAAGACCGGGACCAGCCGGCGGCTCAGCTTCAAATTCCCGACCCCGATCAGCGAGACGGCGAAGCAATCGATTCTGGCTAGCTGGAAGGCGAAGCATGCCCGAGCAGGCGGCAGCGGCGAGCCGCTCATCATCGACGGCGGCGGCAGCATCGAGGGCGTGAGCGGAACGGACGATCTTGCTGCCCTGACCGCGGCCAGGACGGCGGCGATGGGCGAGATCGCCCGTGCGCTGAACGTCCCGCTGTCATTCCTAGCGGCAAGCGAAGCAGGCACCCAGATCACCCTTGACGCTCAGCGCGCCCTGGTGGATCAGACGCTGCGCCCCTGGGCGCGCCGAATCGAAGCTGAACTGCAAATGAAGCTGTTCCCTGGCTACCGCATCGAACACGATTTGCAGGAACTGCTGCGCGGCACGATGAAAGACACCGCGAAGGAACTGACGAAGCTGGTGGAGTCCGGAATCCTGACCCCGAACGATGCCCGCTGGTTCATCGGCATGCCCCCGGTGGCTGATGCGACCGCCGACCAGCTGCGCGTCCGCCTGGACACCACTGCTGGGCAGGCCGAAGCGGATGCAGACCGGGAAGATGAGGAAAGCGAGTCGCCTGATGCAGACTGAACGCCGCAGTTACGCCATCCGCGCCGATGTTCAGGGCAGCACGGTGTCTGGGCTGGCGATCCCCTACGGGGCCGACAGTGAACCGCTGCCTTTCATTGAGCAGATCCAGCGCGGCGCGTTCTCGGCGGATCTGGGATCGCGGAACGTATCGCTGCTGGTGGAACACGACGGCGGGCGCGTTCTCGCTGACACCCGCAGCAGCACTCTGTCCCTGGAAGAAACGGACGAAGGTGTGCGGTTCGCAGCGCGCCTGCCTGACACGCGCGACGGCCAGGACATGCGCGTCCTGCTGCGTGACGGCATCTACCAAAACATGAGCTTCGGCTTTATGGCCGATGAAGACGAATGGCGAGACGGGAAACGATTTGTGACCCGTGCGCGTCTGTTTGAAGTGTCCCTAGTTCATAGCCCGGCCTACGCGACGACCGCAGCCAGCGTCCGGAGCTTCGCACAACAGAACGCCCTGGTGGGGCGTTTTCTACGGCTGCGGTTGGGAGATTTGAAGCGATGAATCGTGAAACTCTGGAACAGAAGCGCGCGCAGCTCGTTGCTGCATGTGAAGAACACGCCACTACCGCCACGCCGGAAGCTGTCCGTGCGTTCGACCTGGCGGAAGAGGAAATCCGCGGCATCGATGCGCAGCTTGAAGGGATGGCCGTGCGCGGCCGCCTCGACGCATTGAAGTCAAAGTCCAACCAGATCGTCGCCCGTCCCGAGAATCGCGGCGGCGGAAACGATGCTGAACTGGCGCGTTTCTTTGCCACCCGTGGCCGCGAGGGCTCGGGCGCAATGGAACTTCGTACCACCCTGACCGTCGGTACGGCCGCTACCGCAGGCAACACCGTGCCGCAGTCCGTGATGACTGGTGAATTCGTCAAGTGGCTGGATTGGGGTAACCCAGTCCGCACCCTTGCTGTTAAGCAGACTGTGCCGAGCAATCTGCGCCTTCCTGTCATCAACAACAGGACCACGGTTACCGCGACGGCGGAAGCCGATCCCTACGTTGAAAGCAATTTCACCACCACGCTGAAGACCTTCGGCGCATTCAAGGCCACGGCTACCACCCCCGTGACTGAGGAGCTGCTGTTCGATGCGTCTATCGACGTTGCTGCTGAGGTCGTCGCAGATCATGCCCGTGCCCACGGCAAGTACCGCGAACAGAAGTACGCCATCGGCACTGGTAGCGGCCAGGAAATGGGAATTTTCACCAGTGACACCAACTGGCAGTACCTGGTGAAGACTGGCAGCCTGACCACGGCCCCGGATTTCGATGATGTGATCAGTCTGTATTCAGCGATGCCGACGGCATACGCTCAGAACGGCACCTGGATTATGGCGCCGTCGATGTGGGCTCTGCTGCTCCAGACTCGTTCGGCTGGTGCGACTGGCACCTACCTGTACGACGGCATGAACGGCATGATGGTGCAGAACGGTGCAGCTGGTCTGTTGATGGGTCGTCCGGTGTACCTGGCCGAATTCGCTCCTGAGTACCTGTCCGGCACTGGTCGCAACCTGATTTGGTTTGGTGATCTGAGCCGCGGCTATCGCATCGTCGATCGCAAGGACATCACGTTCATCGTCGATCCTTACTCGGGAAGCGGAAACGGTCTCGTTCACTACCGTTCGTCGATGCGCTCGGATGCCCAGATCATCGATCCTCGCGCTGGCGGCATCATCGCCAACAAGGTCTGAACGTCCTAACTCCATTCCGCGGGGCTGGGGGGTAACACCCCCGGCCCCGTTTGAGGCTAAGTATGCCAGCCGTAAACATCACGACGGCGAATTTCAAAGCCCACGCGCGCATCTACCACAGCGCGGACGATTCCTACATCACGAACATCCTGCTGCCTGCGGCGGTTCAAGCGTGGGAGGCTGCTACTGGGTTGTCTGCATCGGATGGCACAAGGGGAGCGACAATCAGTGAGGAGGGGGAAGTTCCCTTTTATCCATATCCGCAGCCCATCAGCAATCCTGAATATCTGCCTGATGGCGCAGCGATAGCCTCGATCCCAGAGATTCACTACGAAGGCGAGCGCCAGGTGCTGATTATTCCTGCCGACGCTGAGCGTCCAGTGGTCATCACCTGGGATACGGCGGAATCATTTAGGGCTGTATTGCCAGTGTTTGAACTGGCGACCAGGCTTTACGCTGACCGCGGCGACAGCACAAGCGCCATTGAGGGCAAGGCGCAGCAGATGCTGGTGGCCCTGATGCACGAAAGGGCTGTCGTATGACCCCGCGGGGCATGTTCCGCCACCAATTCGCGGTGCAGAACTATGCCACCACTGTGGATTCGTACGGTCAGGCCACGAAGACCTGGACTACGGCAGCGACCGTCCTGGGACATATTGAAACCGCGGACCCATCGCAGCTGGAAACAGTCGATGTCGCCCGTGGCGAAATTACCTATCGCATTGCGCTGCCATATGTCGATGGCGTTACTACGAAGTCTCGGCTGTTACTCCAGGAGACTGGGAAGGACGATCGAGTTCTTGAACTGATGGGTGTGAACGATGTCGGTTTGCGGCGCATCGAGCTGAACATCGAGGCACGGGAGGTGATCGCGTGAGCGTCTACGTCCCCCAGAACATCAGCCAATACTTCGAACGCCGACAGAACAAACTGGCGATCGCTACTGAATTCAGCCTGCTAGCGCGGCGCGATTCCGACCCGCGATTCATCGCCCAGGTGAAGCGGCTGGATGAAGCGATGAAGGGGCTAAAGCACAAAGTGGGCAGCAATCTGGCTAAGCGGCTCGGGCGTAAGGTACTAAAGCCAGCAGCGGCGAAATACCGCGCCCTGTGGCTGGCGGAACGTCCGAAGCGGCCCACCAACAAGGTGAGAAGGGACATCGCTAAAGCGATCGTCCACAGTGCCGACGTGCGCGCCGGGCTGGTGGTAGCCACGACGGGCGTGAAGGTGAATCGGGCGTATCGGGCGCGCCTGGCTGGACCGCTGAATGCCCTGTATTGGAAGACTCAGGACAAGATGGCAGCGCAATTCACGCGCGCCGATTTCGAACGCGAATTCGCAAACGCCATTGAGGAAGTATTCGAATCAGAATGCCGTAAGCACGGCATAAAGGTGAAGGGATGACCATTGAACAGGCAATCTTCGCGCGCCTGGATGATCAGGTGTCGGCAGTAGGTAATCGCATTAGCCCCGAGTGGCGACGCGAGGGTACTGAACTGCCTGCCCTGGTCTATTCGGTCGATTCCCGGGAACCCGTGCGGGCGTTCAGCGGATCGCTGACACTGCATACGTTCGGCATCACCATCACCACTATTGCCGAAACGATGTCTAGCGCGCGCAGCGTCGCCGATGCCGTCCGCGATGCCCTGGACACCAATACGGCACACTCGGAAGGCAGCACCACGGTCCAGTGCGGCTACCTGACCAGCGAAGACGTAGAACGAATCGAGGACGGTTCTGGTGATGATGACGGACCCAGGGCTATCCGACAGGGTTACACGGTTTGGGTCACAGGAGGATGACAGATGGCGAAACTCAGCAACGGAACCACGATCAGCTTTGCGAGCACGTCCACTAGCGCGACGAACTGCCGAATCACGGCATCGAAGACCGCGGTGGACATCACTGCACTGAACGAAGCACTGACGAGTGCTGTCGGCGGGCGACCTACGGTCACTGGATCAGCGACGATCTTCTGTGACCAGTCTGCTGGCCTGACGTTGGCGCAGCTGTTCAGCGAAGCGACCCCCAGCGGGGCCGCGATTGCGGTGGCGATCACTAGCCCGACCACCGGACTGGTGTACACCGGGAACGCGATCATCACCGGATTCAATCCCACCTGGGACAATGACGCAGTGATGACTGCTGAGGTGTCCTGGCAGTACACCGGACAGATCACTACTACCCGGCCCACCACATGATCTGGCGTACCCTGAAGGCACCTGAACTGGCGGCATTCCCCCACATAGTGGAAGTGCGCTCGGTCACGGTGTCCGAATTCCGTGGCCTAGATCCGCTGCCTGAGATCGAAAAGCAGGACTGGATTCTGCGCCACTGTGCAAAGATCGATGGCCTGCCCGTCAGCCCCACCAGCATCGATATGCATGCTGGCGCGGCCATCATTCAAGGTGTCCTGGCAAACCCCTGGACTGGTCAGCAGCCGACCGCATCGAGCGACTGCTGACCATCATTGCCCTCTCGATGGTGCGGAGTGATCCTGGCAAGATCGCGCCCTGGCTGGTGAAGCCCGGCGAATGGGAATCCGAGCTACAGAAAGTGGCTAATGGCTAAGACGGCAATTGTACGCGTAGGGGTAGAGGCTGACCCGAGCGGGCTGGGTTCAGTCCGCGGGCAGATCACGCGCAGCGTGAACACGATGGCGGCGCAATTCGGGACCATCCGCGGCGCGATGACTGCCGCGATGGCCCTGCCAGCAGTCCAGATGCTGGAAACGATGCTGGATGCGCGGAAGGAAGCCCGCGAAATGGCGAAGGAATTGATGATGCCGATGAGCTCGGCGCTGCAATCCGCTGAGGCGTACAAAGTCCAGCGCAGGATGGAAGCCGGATCAGCGATGGTTGGTCTAGGACTCGATACAGCACTAGCCAGAGGCGAACAGAGGCAGGCGGAAGCCGACATCGCAAAGGGGCTACAGGCCACTGAGGCTGGCGCATTTGAAAAGGCCATCGGTATGTACTTCACGAAGGATTTTTGGGCGCAAATTCCAAACGTCCTGGGGGCCACAATCGGTTCAATCAGCGAGGATGTGAAGGGTCTTGCCGGATATGGCGACGTTGACCAAAAAGAGCTGTCGTTACTGCAATTCTCTCAGGCACTGTCGCTGATGACTGGCGACACCGGGCAGCTGTACGCCATCAACCAGCAGATGCTGCGCGTGATGGAAAAGATCGAACAGAAGACGAGGCAACCATAATGGCCTGGCAAGTCACAGAACAAGGCAAGGACCAGTCCCTAACCATTTCCCGTGAAATGGACGTAAGCATTTTTCAGCGTACGTTCATTGTCTGGCAGGATGACCCGGCGTACACAGGCACTACTGAGAGCAGCTGGAACGTCTACCTGTCTGTGAGAAGTGCAACCACGGCACCGTGGAACAAGATTGAAAAGGTGGGCAACCGGATCGCATCGGGGAGTGTTGATGCGCTGAAGGCACAATTCATCGTCAGTGATCTGTCCGTAAACCCCCACCCAGATCGATCGAATACCTACATCGTCAAGCAGACGAGCCGAGCGCCGCTCGTCAATGGTCAGTCATATCGCGGAACGAAAATTACGCAGCAGACCAGGATGAGGCAGGTCCAAACGTGGATGGTTCCTAACTCATTTCCTACCGCTGGCGATGTGAACCCGTGGAACACCACCCCATTCATTTCTGGCACGGTTTACAACATCAGCGGCAACCCATTCACGCTGTCGATTCCGCAGATCATCTACACCATTGAATTTCCAGTCCATCGCCCTGCGAGTGACCTGGGCTACAACATCACGAACACGGCGATGGCTGATTTCAGCGGAAACGTCAACAAACGGAATGATGGCGACTGGTTGGACGTTGGCGATAGCGGAAAATTCCTATTCGCCGCTGCTGAGCAGCGTCAATTGACCGAACAGGTCAGTTCATTCGTCAACACGTTCATTTTCGACCCGTGGTACCACCTGGAGCAAGTCCCCGTGCGGCTGCTGAATGGTGAATTGCAACTAGACACTTCCTTCAACATCGGCGCTGCGCCATCTACGCCAATCGCGCAGCGTGGGACATCAAAGGTCATTTGGAGGCAGCCGTACGCGGGGAAAATCGCGTTCGACGTGGACTACAACGTGCTCCCGCCTGGAATTGAGTCCATTTTCATCACCCCGAAACCCTTGTGGCCGTAATGTTTAGCGAGCCATTCATCTACGGTTTCAATGGGATCGACTCCACCAGTCTCAATCGGATGGTGGAGGCTGGGCGGTTTGTGTTTACGCACCAGGCGAAGCTGACAGAACTGGTCAACAGTGGCGGGGATTTCCGGCTGAACTGGCTGCTGATGAAGGTGACGGCCAGCAGCGCGATGGCGGGGGTATCAAATCGCTGGGTGTACACGCTCCAGGCGGTGGTCCCGCAAGATCAATTGGCAGGGGTAACAGCGCCCACGGGAAGCACGTTTGACTCATCGACTGGATACAACATCGCAGAATTCGGCAACACTTCAAGCATTGCTGGCGGGGTAGACGCGACTAGGGCGGCGGGACTGGGTTTCAGCATGCTTGCGGTCCCGACTGGGACGCTAGTGCATGCGTTCCAGCTGACGCACACCACCGGATTGCAGATTCTGCTATTTGAACGTGCCAATTCGTGGGACGGCGAGTGTCCCGCGCCTGGTTCGTTGGTTGACTACATCGATGGCGGCATCTACGGGGTTTCCTAATGGCTGACATCATCCAGTTGAAACGATCTAGCACGGCGAATCTGGCCCCCACTAACGGGGAACTGGTCGCTGGAGAACTAGCCATCAACACCACCGACGGCAAGATATTTGCCGAAAACACGGCTGGGACGTTGGTTTACACCTGGTCGCACAATGCGAACGCGGCCATTACTGGCGGCACAATCAACGGGGCCACCGTTGGGTTTGCAACAGCGGCCAGCGGTCGATTCACGACCATCACGGGCACGGACACCACTGCTAGCACATCAAGCACGACGGGGGCTATGGTCCTGGCTGGCGGCGCTGGCATCGCCAAAGACATCTGGGTGAACGACATCCGGTGCGGACGCGGCAACACGGGGGTGGTTCACAATACGGTCCTAGGGCGTGATGCCGGGCGCGTCCTGAACGGCAGCAGCAATGGGAACTGCCTGCTGGGTTACCAGGTGGGGTACTTCCTAACTAGCGGCCAGTTGAATGTGGGCATCGGGAAGGATGCTCTGGCGTCGCTCACAAGCGGTTCCTCCAATATGGCCATCGGTTCTCGTGCTGTGTATTCGACTAGCACGAACAATCACAACGTCGGAATCGGCACCGAAGCCCTGTTCAGTGCTACTGGCGGCCTGAACGTCGGTATCGGAGGATTCGCGGGCACCAATCTTGCAGGCGTTTCCTACAACACTTGCATCGGATACGAGGCTGGTCGATATCACAGCAACGGCAGCACGGCCCTCACAGGTGCGTCGTCCAGCACCTACCTAGGCGCTCGGTGCCGTGGCAACAACAACAGCGATAGCAATTCCATCGTCATCGGTGCCGATGCGATTGGCGACGGCGCTAACACGACAGTGCTGGGAACGTCATCAACCACCCAAACGAAGCTGCACGGCACGGCGACGAGCGTTGGCATCATCAGCGGCGATCGGCTGCGAATCGCAAACGCCAAAACTCCAGCGACGAGCGGCGCGGCTGGAACGGCGGGGGACATCTGTTGGGATGCGGACTACCTGTACGTTTGCATCGCTGCCAATACCTGGAGGCGCGTGGCTCACGCGACGTTCTGATGGAACACGAACGCTATGTCGAAATGCTGCGTCTCGGGATGGACCAAAACGCCGACGTGATGGATTTACCGCCCGATGCTGACGAACGAGCGGATCGGATCGCTCGGGCCGTTTCTCACATCGACTGGATGCTGGCCGACTCCGATCTGATCGCCAACAGCACCGAAGCAGAGCGAGCCAATTGGAAAGCGGCGGCCGACAGGGGGCGGTTGTGAGGGCGGCGGTGTTGGCGTTGGTCCTAATCGGCTGTAGTGGTCCATCGAGCCAGATAGCCAGCAGCACCAATGAGGTGCGGCGGTTGGCGCATTCAAGCGGTCAGCGGTTTGAGCGGATCGCTGTAGAGGCTGACGCGCCAGATCCGAGCCTGCCGACGATCAAAGATGAGGCGATCGAGGGGCGCGCCGAGCAGGGGCGTATCCTGTCCGCTGTGGACACCATCTATCTGGCCCTCACTGGCGTCGAAGACCAAACCCCGTGGTGGGTGGCACCTGTTGTGTGGGTGTGCATCGCCCTGGCTACGCTCGGCGTTGTGTTCCTGATCTGGCACACTGGCGTAGGGCGGTTGGTGAAGGGGTGGCTAGGCATCGTCACGCCGACAGAGCGTAAGGCGGCGGAACTCACTGCCTCACTGATCGACCTGACCCCCGACCAGGCACTGGCCGCTGTGGCCGAGCTGCGCCGGGCTGATCCGACGTTTGATGCGGCGTTCCGGCGCGCCGCTCCCATTCGCACCCCCAGCCGGACCAGAAGGAAGAAACCGTAATGGCAAGTTTCATCGGCAGCGTTTGGTTCGGTCTGATGCTCGGTCTGGCTGGCCTCATCGCCGGATTCGTGATCTGTAAGAAGCGCAAGATCTGATGCACGGGCATCGCGTCTGCTGCTGCAACGGGGCGGACACAGCGCAATGCTGTGCCGATTACCCCGTTTGGTGTTTTGACGGCGAGTCATGTGAAGGCGGCTGCTGGCATCCGTTGTATCGCACGGGTGTATATGAAGGCGCTGAGGTCACAATGTCATCGACTGGCCTGTCATTGACCCTTGCATATAGCGGCAGCACACAGGCGATTGATCCGGTCACTAATGAGGCTTTCTGCGGATTCCCCGATCCGCAGCAGTACCCCTATCCGGTGTTGACACCTAGCGGCACCCCATTCGACATTTTCCCGCTGAACTACAGCGTTCCGCTGTTTGCTGTCAATGATCCAACCCTAGGGCAATGCGAAGTAGCGTGGCCTATCTTCAACAAAGATAAGGAACTTTGCTGGCCCGCTGTGTTGGGTTTTGAGGCGCGCGGCAGCGGTTTGATCCAGAAGCTGTTGGGTAGTTGGGGGGCGAGTCCGAACAATTTGACGGGATGCGCGAACGGAACAGGCCAACATTGGTACACCACTGCGGCTGGGACGCTGCGCTACTTCGCAGATTTAGGACGTTGGAAGTCTCGCAACTCAGGCTATGGACCGCCGCACCAGCACCCGTTCCATATTCAGGATGTGGTCCACAACAGCAACCCAGACGTACCGACCTTCAGCACACAAAACTGGTGCAAAGAGAACGGTGAGTGCTTGCCGCTGTGCCGCTGCAATCACAGCTGGCCCGAGCATAAGCACTGCTGCAAAGACCTTGAATGCCATTTCGACCTGAACTACAAGGATGGCTGCGGGGAAACATCCGTCACCTGTCAGGCGACATTCCGGACGGATTGGTACCCGACCAATTGTCAAACAGTGTCGGAAATCCCGCGTCTCAATGGCGGAACGCATTACCCAGCATTCAATCCCAACCTGCCAGGTGGCACGTTTTCGTTGACCGAAGCGCCTATCGGATTGGGATGCTGCACTGTTGATGTCGCAAATAGCACATTCAACCCGCCTAATGTCGTGGGCATCCGGTTCGGATGTAACGTGCGAATGCGCGACATAGATGATCCGTGCGATCCTGACACGCCGGAGACGTTTGATATGGTCGCGCTGATCATCTGTGAAGCGACTTTGGCGTTTACGAATTGCCCTGAAACGGCACTTTCCACCACGGCGATGTACATAGGTGCCAATTTTCGGAATTGCGGTGATGGCTGCTGCCTGCATGAAATGGTGGCGGATGACATCTACGTTTTGGATTTCGTGGGTGTCCCTCAGTGTCGGTGGAAGTCAGTATCAGGAACCATTCATTTCCAGAAACGGGCAGGACTATGCTGAGGACGTACACACTGGAGCAGCCAGACGGCAGGCAGGACATCTACCGCGTCGATGTCATCGACGGCAAGCCTGTAATCGGAGAGCTGCTGAAGACGATCGACCCGATGGCCGGCCTGGGCGATGCTGTCGCCCGAGTCACCAAAGCGATGGGTTTCACCCCGTGCAGCGGATGCGAACGGCGGCGGCAAGCCCTGAACCGAATCGTGCCATTTGGGGATAAAGGTGGCGCGGACCTATAGACAGGTCAGCAGATCGCCGATATGAAATACATGCCGGGAATAATCCCGGCCCTACAAAGGAAACGGAATGGACCCACAATCTGAATTGGCTGATGATGGTTTGCCCCTGTCCGATATCGACCCGAACACCGGGTGGATGTACGGGGAGGTGGGGGCGTGAAAAACAAGCCGAAACATCGAACTACCGCGCTGGGGTACATCATCGCGGTGATTCCCGTCATCAACGATAAGGATCGATCACAGACCTACGTTGTGGCTGGTATCGCTCCCAGCGGTCATGTTGCGATGCACACTACACCGATTGCACAGAAGGCAGCCGCTATGCCT